CAACTGGTGACAAGATCATTGATCAAGAAAACCAGAGAAGACTAAATGAATTGAATACTACCAAGTATGAGAATCAACACCCATTCAAAACGATGTTTAACAATGTTAAAGATTTCGTAATGGGCCCACCTACAACTCCCGCGGGGAGCGTTACCAAGACTAAAGAATCAGTCACGGTAGCACCACAAAAAAAACGTGGTGGTAGTATCAAGCGTTAAATAAGGTGGGGGCTTCGGCTCCCACTTTTTAAGGAATAATTATGAGTAATGGAATTACTGCATCAGTAACACGCGCAGGCGCGTATGAGCCGTTTGATCTGCAAGTAGCACGTGGTCAAATTGGTGGTCACTCTCAAGTAAATATTTTTGGTTATGGCCAGATGAGTGCGACAGCAGGAGTCTTTGCCACACCATGGGAAAATTCCCCAACAACAAATTATGCGTTTCCCACTTCTGCTGGTGTAATGTATCTTGCCAGTACCGTGGCAGGCGATGCTGGTGTATTAATAACCGTTACAGGTTTGAATTCATCATATGTACTTCAAAGTGAAGTGGTTACTTTGGGTAGCTCGACAACCACAGGCGTTGCAACTGTTAATTCATACTGGCGTATTAATAACATTTCTGTTGCATTATCATCACCTGCTAATCCCACTGGTGTTATTACGCTAAATAACCAAGCCACAGTGTCTGGGGCTACTGTTTACGCGCAAATTAATACTGCCACTTATAACGGTGCGACTGTAAGTATTGGTACATCTCAAATGGCGGTATACACAGTGCCTGCAAATAATAATTTGTATTTGACACGATTTACTGGCAATTCTTCCTTGAATGGTAATACTGCTGAATACAATACTTGGAGAGCTGTGGCTCAATATCCAAGTTCATTGTCATCTTCAGCGACTTTAATTAAACGAGTTGTACTGTCAAGTCCATTCAGTTTAAAGTATGAAATTATCAGAACTTTCCCATTTGTGTATCCTGCTGGAACTGACATTCAATGGCAAATTACTGATTCAACAACAGTACAAAGCTATGTCGGAGTGAACGTAGGGGGAGTACTAATTAATGCCGACAACAACACAACTGGAGTAGGTACATAATGCCAAGCAAATCACCTGCTCAACATCGATTGATGGAGGCCGCGGCCCACACCAAAGGTGGGTACGGTGGTGTGCCACAAAAAGTCGGTAAAGAATTTGTTAAAGCCGATGAAGGCAAAAAAATGGCCAAAGGCGGACTCTATGAGAATATTCACAAAAAACAAGAACGGATCGCTCATGGTTCAGGTGAAAAGATGCGTAAACCAGGTTCTGCGGGGGCACCGACTGCTCAAGCTTTTCGTGAATCAGCTAAAACGGCTAAACACAAAGAGGGCGGCCCATCTCTAGCCGTAGGACGTGGTGAAAAGCTCTCAGTTGAGCATGGAGCGGGTTTGACTGCCAAGGGTAGGGCAAAGTACAACAAAGAGACTGGAAGCCATTTAAAGGCTCCACAGCCACAGGGTGGCAGTAGAAAAGATTCGTTTTGTGCCAGGATGTCTGGCGTTGTGAAACACGCGTCTGGTGATGCGCCAAGAGCCAAAGCATCACTTAAACGCTGGAATTGCCCAGGGTGGTGAGGTAAAAAATGGCATTTTCAGGTACAACAGGCCAAACCGTCGTAACCGTACAAACGGTTATAGATCATGCTGTCCGTCGTTGTGGTAAGTTGGCCGAAGAAATCACGTCTGAACAACAAATAGCCGCACGTGAGAACTTGTACTTTCTGTTGTCCAACATGATGAACAGAGGAATACAGTACTTTGCCATTCAAAAGCTTGTTATAGGATTGAATGCAAACCAGTATGAGTACACCCTACCAAATGGTGCAAACGACGCTCTAAACGTCTTGTATCGCCAAATGAAACAGCCTACGGGCAGTTATTATTCAAGCGCTGGAGGTGTTGTTGCAAACATATTTGACAACAATGTCTCAACATATTGCCAACAAAACAGTGCTAATGGTAGCTTTGAGGTGATTTATGGAACCAATGATCCCCAATATATTGGGTCAATTGGTGTCATGCCTTATGTTGCTAACAATGGATCGGCCACTTGGAGTTACTATTTGCAGTGTTCAAGTGATAACAGCAATTGGACCACGCTGTACACGGCCACAAATGTCTCTGTGACTGATGGCCAGTGGATTTGGCAGGATATAGACCCTGGTGCAAATGTTGCTTATTACCGTATCCAGGCTTTCAACGGCACAACTTTGGCGCTGAGAGAACTATATTTTGGTAATAACAGCACCGAAATTGAAATGTCGCGCNTAAATCGTGACGACTACACCAATTTACCAAACAAAAACTTCACTGCTAACCAACCTTTTCAGTATTGGTTCAACAGAACAATTAATCAGCCCACTTTGACGTTGTGGCCAGTGCCAAGTACGTCTTTTGTCCAATGACGGTCTGGTATTCAGCCTATATTCAAGACGTTGGAGCACTGTCAGGGCAGTTGGCTATACCTCAACGCTGGTATGAAGCGACTATTTTTATGCTAGCTCACCGGATGAGCTTGGAGTTGCCTGGTATTGATTTGGCAAGAGTTGCATATCTTGAGAAAATGCAAGATAAGTTTCTCTATGACGTGGAGCAAGAGGAGCGTGATCGTAGCCCTGAGTATCTTTCGCCAAATATATCTTGCTATACACGCTAATGATTGGATATAATATGATTTCCAATTATTACGGAGTACAAAAAATGAATTATCAAAAAGTTTATGATGATTTGATCAGAAAATGCAAAAGCCGTAGCACAATAGACGGTTATAAAGAGACTCATCATATAATTCCAAAATCCATGGGTGGTCACAAAACTGATCCCAATAATTTGGTTGATTTGACTGCAAGAGAACATTTTATAGCGCATTTTTTATTAGCAAAAATACATGGGGGTAGCCAATGGTTTGCTATAAGAAGAATGCGTGGGAATGACGGTTTTTATGTTAATTCTCGACTTTATGAAGTAGCAAAAATTGAAACTTCAAAACTTACAAGTATTAGATTTTTTGGTATTCCAAAATCTGATGAGCAAAAAGCAAAAATGTCTGCTTCTGCTATTGGTAAACCAAAATCTTTAGAATCTATAGAAAAAACACGCAAAGCTTTGATTGGCAGAAAAGTATCTCAAAATTCTTTAGAAGCATTGCACGCACATCGTCATTTGGCTTGGACTGCTGAAGCACAAGAAAAAAAATCTTTGAAAACTAAAGGTGTATCAAGGCCGTATGCCAAAGATAGAACTTTTACAAAAGAAGCTCAAATTCTTGGTGGTAAAGCAGGCAAGGGTCGCAAACAAACGCCTGAGCAGATTGCCAAGCGTGTTGCTTCTCGACGTGCTACATTGTTATCGCAAGGGAGGACTTCTTAATGGGAATGTTTCTCGATACCCTGGGAAATTCAACGATTTCTATTGCTATTTGCGATAGGTGCAAGATGAAGCGCGCCCATTCGGTAATGAGAAACGATCCAAATTTCCCTGGCCTGCGGGTGTGTAATGAAGGATGTGCAGACGAAGAAGGACCCATATCGTTTGGCCGCACGAAAGACTGAAAGAATTAACATTAGATTTCCAAGACCAGATACGAACATTGCTGTGGTGCCAGACGGAATTCAAACTACAGGTGCAGACCAAATTGATTTATCGCCTGAAAATAACACACAAACTCCATCTGGAACTGGTAATCTAGACACCTTGAGCCCCTCACCAGGTCAATAAAATGTCAAATATAACCATCACCCAATTACCAACGGCCGGCGCTCTAACTGGCACTGAGGCTGTTCCTGTAGTCCAAAATGGCGTAACTGTCCAAACCACAACAGGGGCCATTCAAGCCACATCGAATTTAACTACGTACCCATTTTTAATGACCCAGGCTACAAGCGCTTTGGGTTCAAGTCGGTATGTGGCCACAGGATCTGGATTGTCTACTGCTGACGGCGGTGCTGGGTCCACTTTCACCATCAATTTGACTGGTGCTCCGCTGTCTTTGGTAACATCAAGCGCCGGCATCCAAGTCAAGAC